ACCTTTAACTCCATTGAATGGAAGTTTGATGATTTGTTTTTCTACCCAGAAGAATTCGTTCTTTGTGTCGCCATCGGGCAAGAAACGAATTGTGGCTGTTGTGCCTTCGTCCATATTCCAGTGGGGGTAGATAGAATTATCTGATTGGGTGTTAGAACCCTTGTTGCTTGATTTGTTTTCTTGCGCTGCGATACGTGCGCGGATTTCTGCTAATGATGCCATAATAATATTTCCTTATAAATTTGAGATGGTCTCGTTTTTAAATTCGCCGCTTCACCATGAAACGACTAACACGATGAGTAAGTATAGCAGTACTTTCTCAACCTGTCAATGTATTTATGCCAGATGTGGTAAACCTCACCTTTTAAGTGAGGTTTATTTACCCTTTTTATTTTCTAATGATTCTTAGAATAGCGTCTAGGTCCTCTTGTCCTTCTTTGACCTTTTCTTTTTGTCTCTGTTCTAATTCTTTGCCGTATGCATCTACTTTCTTACGGAATTCCTTTTCCTGCTCTGGAGTAGGATTATCCTTATGAGTTGACTTACGTGCATCATATTCACCGGTATCTACTTCATCTAACTCTTGTTTATCTTTAGGTTTAGATAACTTCTTCAACATACCTGATATCTTTTGATGTATTCTATCTGTGCCGGCTTCAATTGGGTCAACACTCCAGTCTGTCGGAGGACGTTCACCATGCTCAATATCACCTGTAAACTTGTTAGCATCATGGTAATGTTGAGTATGTTCACCTTCATCCATTTCACCTTCTTTAGCCATTGCTGCTTGAATTGGATGCTTCCAATCTTGCTTTAACATTGGACCAACTTCATCCCATGCTTCTTTACCGGCTGCTTTAGCATCTTTTCCAAATTGTTTTACGCCTGCTACACCCTTTTTAATAGCATCAAGTACGCCTTCAGCCATTTCATCTTCTTCAGTGGTAACTGCTTGTGAAGTAGAGTTAATGAAGTTTTCATTAGCACCAACTAGTTTACCGATGTTGTTGTTCTTAACTTTCTCTGTTGGGCCTAATTGACCCACACGCTTTTGATTAGCATCTAAATCTTCTGACATGCCTTGCTGACCTTGTAATTGATCATATTGGTCATATACTGTTTCATAGGCATGATACAATGCATCAACTTCGTCTTGGTTAATATCATACATGTCATATACTTCATCTTCAAGGTCAGGGAATTCACCAATTGCTGACATTACCTTTTCAACTGAATTATTGAATCTATTCTGTCTAATTCCGTATTTTGCTATATTGTACCAGGCTGTTTTGATAGGATCACCATGGTGACCAACCTTTGCCCAGTTGCCTACTTCTCGTAGACCTAAGTCGATTGGTGGATTTTCACCGGCCATTTTTTCATTATATGCAGCCAATCTTTTGACTTGTTCTTCATGTGAATCTTCGTCAAATTCTTCATCTTCAGGAATACCAACTGGATTGTTAGATTTAATACTTTCTTCTTCAGTCAAACTATCAGCCCACTCTGCTAACTTATTAATCTCTTTATCAATAGTTGATTCAGAAACTTTCTTGTGTATTCTATTCAATATTGGCATTACACTTTCAATGCGCGGATCTAATGTCTCTTGTACAAACAATTCATTTAGATTACTTTCTTCGCCTTCAGCTTCCATCAATGACGGTGTCCAACTTTCAAAGTAAGCATTGTATCCACGCTTACCAGTCATACGACTTAATGATTCACGCAAACTTTGATAGTGTGCAATACCTTCATTAACTAATGATTGTGCTGATTCGTTGAATTGTCCATTACGTGTAGCACGAACGAATCCAGCCATCTTTTGATATTCTTCACAAAGACTACCAATATGACTCCAACGGTCATCATTGACCTTGCCACCTTCAGCAATATGTCTAGCATATACACGGGCAATACCAGGCTTCTTAGTATCAAGTAAATAGCGTTCACCTAATTGATTCTCTAGGAAAATTCTATTGATATTACGATAGCGTTGTTCACCTTCTTCAATGACACGGCTATGTTCAATAACAATCTTTACGCTAGGTACAGCATCACTGTAACTTGCTTTTTTGCCCATTGGGTAGTAACCCTCTGCTATTTTATCTTTGTTTCTCATATGGTTCCTTCTTGCCATGTCATCACCGACTCGGTCTTTGTTTTGTGTTTTGAATCCTCTTAAGCCCTTGGTCATTCTCCAAGCACTTAGTTGATGTAGTAACCCACTCCATGTATCATCGTAATCTAATCCGGGTGTTTTATCATCCGGGCTTTCTGTTACATCATCCCCAAAATATACAGTTAATACACGTTCATCATCTAGGGTAACATAAACGGTTCCGTAATCTTCCCCGTCTTTAGTAAATTCAAATTTGAAAATGTCTGCTTCATCAGGAACAGGGGTAGCCTTACCTTCTGCATCTAATGGTTTTGGTTTGTATTTAGATAGTAATCTAAACAATTCGCGGTTTAAAGATTCTGTATTTGTTGGCATAATAGTATTTATCTTAAACTCAACTTAGCACGGCAAAGAATGGTAAGGGAGCAACAAATTCTTCGTGGTCCCTAACATAACTATCCAATTCAAAGTGATATGAACCTAATTCCTGTATCATTCTTACACTTAATAAACTGGCCATAATCAAATCGTCTGTATCCCCAATTTTAGCAGCATAACTACCACCATGTGCTACAAATGCTTTCAATTCACTGATAAGACTACGACTATTTATGGTTAGTTTCTTGCTTTCCAACAATGTTTTAAACTTAGCACAAGCAGTTAATTTGCTCTTGTTCGTAGTATTAAACCCTTTACGCTTCTTTCCCGGTTCGCTGATAAACGTTCCGGGAATGTTATTTTCTCCGTATTCGTTTAGTGACACTAATGCTGCTTCACCTATGCTGTTATTCTCTACTGAATAATATAAACTAGTTGGTTCTCCTGTACATTCAACAATGTATTTGTTTATCTGTGCAATAAGTTTAATCTGTGTTGGTATATCAGTTTTATTATGTTTCCATTCACCTACTTGTGTAGCAGTATTTGCTTCAAAAATTTGTATTGCTGCTGGATCAGACCCTGTACCAAGACTTGGGTCTAATGCTACTGTATAAATGTTGCCTTTAGTGGGTTTCTTATACCAGCGAACTTGTCCCATTCTAGTTACTGGTTCTATGCCTTCAAGCATTAACAATGTATTAGGATTAATAAGTGTTTCATCAGCAATAATGAATTCACAACCAATCTCTCGGTTGAAACGATCTTCGCCAAGTTGTGCTTTCATTTCATCAGCCCATTTTTGGTCTCTACCTGGTTGTTCTTCCCACGATGCTCTATATGCTTTGAATCCATTAACACCTAACTCAGTTGTGTTACCAAACTCATCTTCAGTTTTGTTAGCACCTTTCCAAATGAAAGCAAACTGATCTTCGTCACTGTTTGGTGTGCTAGTGATAATCGCTTTACCACCAGTAGATAGTGTCGGAGTAATAGCAGTCCAGAATTCTTTAGCGATACTTGGTCTAACGAATGCAAACTCGTCTAGGTATAGTAATGTAATAGACATACCACGACCTGTGTTTTCAGTAGTTGTAGCACTTACAATACGACTACCGTTCTCAAAGTCTAATGAGCCTTTGTTATATGTTGTTACACCTGCTTTGATATAGTCTGGGCAGTTTTCATATGCGTAACGAACACGCTGCATAATTTCTTGTGCGCCGGTATACTTATGTGCTGCGATAAGAATCGTAGAGTCTGGCACAAACATGGCGTACCAGAGCAAGTAACCAGCAGCACTAGTTGATTTGCCTGACTGTCGTGGCATCAAACTAATAGAGTAACGATAGTTATGATATGTGTTAATTAATCGTTTTTGATATTCCCATGGATGATATACCATACTTCCTTTTGTAGGATGTTGTATATAGAAGAAGTTATCCATGAAGTATAGATAACCTGTGTCTGGATCACAGCACTTTATAAAGTCCTGTAATTCTTTATCGTTTTTAAATTTCGTCTTTGTATAGGGATTCTTTACAAGAGACGGTCCCGAGTTGTTTGTTGCCATAATTATATTTATCGCAATATATGCTAACTCTTAGAAAATGGATCCTCACCAGTGATGTGTGGTTTTGCGAACATAAGTTTAAACCAGGCCTGATCTCCTGGCTTAATGTTATTCTCACGCATATATTGTTGTTTCTTTTGTGCTAATTCATGTAGTGGTGTATAAGAGTATTCACCAGTTACTTGTCCAGACCCACTCAATCGTTTTAATTCATCTAATGTCATATCCTTCTCAGGGAGTTTTACGTCCTTGAGTTTAGAATAACCGTTTTGAATTTTAGCTTGCTTGAATGGGTCGAACATTTTATGACCAAGTTCCATCTGCTGTGTTAGCACCAATAGCACCTAAAGGTAACAATTTAATATAAGATCCAGTTAACGTGCTCCATGTAGGAGTATTTTGATCCTGACTTATCATAAAGTTAACATTGCCACCAGTGGTTACATCAATGGTCCCACGCACAATATAGTGACCATATCCGTTAGTTGTGTCTCCTATAGCTGTACCTGTAGTAATTGTAGCGCCTGTAGCATTCTGACTCATCATGGTTATACCAGCACCATAACCAGTCAAGGTATTAGTTTGATTGGCCTCTGCCTGATAGTTGTGTTGTGCTACTGCTACACCACTACCTAGAGCTAATGCATAAGTTAACACACCTGCTTTGTTAAACTGCATGTTAAACACTAACTCATATTGATAGCGTGTGTTTGATGCCAGTGTGACACCATTGGTCAATCCAAACAAACTCTGTAGAGTG